CGCGTTGGGTTTTTCCTTTCTTCTTAAGGCCGTTTTCGAGCCATTGCCGCAAAACGTCTTGATCGTCATCGTCTCTTGACCGCATGACCCTAAATCACCTATCAGTTTCGAGCTCGTTCCAATTCGGAACATTTTTCTCTTGCTATTTGATTTTGAAGCGGTTACTGAGGTGCCAATGACGAACGGACATGACCAAATCGAGAACAGCGAAACGTTCGATGCGATTGCGGACAGCGATCTATTTCTTCGGCCACCACTTCAAGAGTGCCGGGAGCGGCTGGAGCCAGCAGCGACCGTTATCGAAATGTTCAGGACGGATACAATGAGCGGCGAAAACGCACTAGCTGAAATTTTGGGCTGCACAAGGACGGCGGTTTACAAAACCCAAATGCCAGAAAGGCGCGGCGGTCGCGGTGGTTACTTTCGCTCGAAACACCTCCCGCTAATCATGCGTGCGGCTCAGGAAAGAGGCCTAAAAATCAGCCCTTACCTGATTATGGGGTATTACCAACTGTTGGAAAAGGAAATTTAGAAATGGCCGGGTCCTTAAGCGGTGCCGCGCGGCATCGGCGAAACGAGGGGTGTGCGAAAGCAACCGGGACCGGCCTAAACGGTGAAACCGGCAACCCTTCGGCCGCGCAATTTTCTCTGACCGAGCATCAAATACAAAGCGTCGTCATGAAGGCCTATAGGCAACGCGCCAATCCGGCAACGGTGTTGTTCGCAATTCCCAACGGGGGCGCGCGTGACGTGGTGACTGGCAAGCTCCTCAAAGACGAAGGCGTGGAAGCTGGCGCGCCGGACCTTTTTGCGTCTAGAAAGGGGCGGTGCTTTTTTATCGAGGTCAAAACTCTAAACGGTAAGGTCTCGGCGGCACAAGATGAAATGCATCGAAAATTAAGCTTGGCCGGCGTTGATGTCTATGTCTGCTTTGGGCATGAGGAGGTAATAAGCGTTCTCCAAGTTAATGAAATTATTCGCCATCCAATAATTAAAGGGAAACAAAAGTGAAACGGGGTCAGGCAAAAAAGCAAAATGTTGTCGATATAAAGCGTAGCGTTACTTGCGACGTGATCGGCGATGTCTTGTCTTTGTTTTGCGGCCCATTTACTAGTGACGAATTTGACTGTGAATTACGGCATCTTTGCGCGATATACCGCTGCGAAATGCCAGGGACGATAAAGGTCGGCAAGCGTCTTGCCGAGATAGGTTTCGAGGTCGAGCGGTGCAGGCGTTATAGTCTGCCGGGCGACCTGAGGATAGCCGCATGATGATGCTCACATACAAATATCGTGTCAAGGACGAAACAACGGGGAAACACCTCGTTGCGCACTCGCGCGCGGTTAATTTTGTGTGGAATTATTGCTGCCAAATCCAGCGCGAGGCCGAGGGCCGTTGGAAGGCCGGAGTTAAGACCAGGTGGCCGTCCGCTTTTGACTTGATTAGGCTTTGCACGGGAAGCGCTAAAGACCTTGGATTGCACTCCGATACGGTGAAAACCGTTTGCCAACAGTTTGTTGTTTCTCGTGACGTTAAGCGGAAATGTCCTCGTTTCCGGGCGAGCGGCGGCGCGAAGCGCTCCCTTGGTTGGGTGCCGTTTGTTTCTCGCGCGGTTAAGATCGACGGCGATTGCGCGATCTATCTTAAAAAGCGCTTCCGTTTTTGGAGGTCGCGTGAAGTAGAAGGCGTTTTCAAGACCGGCGCGTTTGTTCAAGACGCTTGCGGGCGTTGGTACGTTACTTTTCAATGCGAAGTCGCCGAAACCCTTCCCACTGGAAACGGAGAAGTCGGCATCGACCTCGGTCTTAAGACATTGGCGGTTTGCAGCGACGGGAAAACCGTTCCGGCCCTTCGGCATTACCGGCGCTACCAAGCCGCGCTGGCGACCGCGTCCCGCGCCAATAACAAGGCCCGCGTCAAGGCGATCCACGCGAAGATCGCCAATTCCAGGAAACATCACTTGCACGAACAATCTACCGTGATTGTCCGCGCCAATAGTTTTATCGCAGTCGGCAACGTGAACGCCGCCAATCTCGCGAAGACCAAGATGGCGAAATCTGTCTTGGACGCAGGATGGTCTACGTTCAGAAACATGCTCGAATACAAAGCCAGAAGGCACCGGGCGAGTTTCTATCAAGTCGATGAGCGGTGGAGTTCTCAAACGTGCTCGTACTGCCGGACAATTCCCGGCAGTAGTCCGAAAGGTATGGGCGCGCTTGAAGTAAGGCATTGGGTTTGTTCGAACTGCAATTCAGTCCACGATAGAGACCTGAATGCAGCTTTGAACATCCTCCGTGTCGGGCGAGAACGTTCGCCTCTGGTTGCAGAAATCCCCGGCCTTTAGGCCGGGGAAGACGTTAAGTACAGAGACAGGGTGTGTCCCGGCGTGTGCGTGCAAAACAGTGAGTCGTGCGAGGTAGAAGTCGCCACGGAAACAGAAGAAAGAAAGAGAAAGCCATGGTCAATATGTATTCGATTTTTGTGTGCAAGTCTTGCAAACGATTTCCCGGTGAAACCAAAGAAGAAACTATATACGAATACTCGCTGCAGCAAGTTCGAGACTTGCACGGCGAAGCACAAACTGGCGATCCATTGCCGACGGGTAACGGCTCGCTCATTTTGTGCTATCCAGACGCCCGATACGAAGGATTCTTCAAGGTCGGCCAGGAGTACGATTTGCAGCTCATGAAATAAATAGATTGCGTTAACGTATATACACGTTAACGGCGATTAACGCAATCTCAGTTAGTTAGTTAGGCGTTGCCCTTAAAATTGCTGGCGGGGGCAAATCCTAACTAACCATCCTCTTCACCCAAAAAAAAAGAAAGGAACGCAGTGTTTGAGCTTGAGGATATCGGAGAGGTCGACACGAACTCTCCGAAACGATTTGTCATCTACGGCCCGCCAGGTATCGGAAAAACGTCTTTCGCTGCGGAATTTCCCGCGCCTATTTTTATACAAACCGAGGATGGCCAGCCAGCCGGTGCGCGCTTCAAGACGTTTACCCCGTCGGGAAAAATACAGACATGGGAAGAGGTTTCGTCAGCACTTCGGTTGCTTGCGAAGAAGGATCACGCCTTTGAGACTATCGTCATCGATAGTATCGACAAGCTCGAGCCGTTGATATGGGCGCACGTTTGCCAAAAAAACGGATGGGATAGTATAGAATCTCCCGGTTACGGTCGCGGCTATGTAGAAGCAGACGCGTTATGGTACAAACTGTTTGAATATCTAGACTATTTGCGCAACAGCAAGAACATGACTTGCGTGTTGATCGGTCACTCAGCCGTCGTCAGCTCGCCAAACCCATCAGGCCAAGACTTCCCGAAATGGGACATCAGGCTACACAAGCGCGCCCATGGCATTGTAGAGGATAGCGTGGACGCAATACTTTTGTTGCTGTACGATTTGAGCACGGGCGTAGATAAAAAATCATCCGACAAAAAAACCAAATCAGCGAATAGTAATATCCGCTGGATACACTGTAACGGCGGCCCCGCATTCAATGCAAAAAACCGCCTCGGTCTACCGAACAAAATTATATACAATGAAGGCCAAGCATATCTAGAGCTTAGCAAGCATATACACGGCGAAATCTTGGAAACATCGGAGTAAAGATCAAAATGGCGACGCTTAAAACTTCATTAGGCCAGCAAGACAAGCACGATAACTTCGTACCAGCTGGCGAATACCACGTTTGTATCTTGACCGCCGAAGTAAAAGAAACCAAAAATGGCGGAGAACGCGTTCTCGCTCGTTTTCAGGTGATGGATGGAAATTATGGAGGGCGATCATTTTTCCTCGGTTTTAACACCGAAAACGACAATGCGGCAGCCGCTGAAATCGGCCGGTCGCAGCTTTACTCTATCGGCCTTGCCGTTGGGTGCGATTGCGTCGAAGACACGGACGAACTTGTTGGCAAGCCATTTATCTTAAAATTGCGCGTCAAGGAAGGCCAGCTCGGAAAAGAGAACGACTTCGCCGCCGCAATGAGCTTGCCAATTGTCGTCGGGAGAACTCCAGCGGTAGCAGCGCAACGCCGGTCTCCCGCGCCTAGCCAAGCTCAGGTGAATACCCACGCTCAAATGAACATCCAGCGAGGCGATGCCGTCCCGAGGGAAGAGTACGCGCCACGCGCCGGGGCGCGTCCGGCGGGAATGGTCGCGCAGCGCGGAAGAGCAACGCCCTTCGACGCTGACGAAATACCTTACTAGCGTCCGCTCATTTCCGATTTTTTCGAAAACAAACCTTTGTCGAGGATAGCATAGCCATGCCTCCGATTGCCCTTAGGCCCTACCAGCGGGAAGCATGCGATATGTTTTATGACTATATCATGGGCGGGGGAAGCTCCGCCCTGATCGAAATGGCCACGGGGCTCGGCAAATCTCTCGTTAACGCAAAAATATGCCAAGAAATCATCGAAAAACATCCATCTTCGCGAATACTTTGCGTGGTGCATAGTCAAGAGCTGGTATCTCAAAATTATCAAGAGCTTATAAAGCTTTGGCCATGGGCAGACGCCGGTGTAAACAGCGCCGGACTCAACAGAAGAGATTGGGGCCGAAAAATAACCTTTGCGGGTGTACAGTCTATTCACAAACACGCTGCACTTTTGGGTCCAGTTGATCTTTGCATCATTGACGAATGCCACCTTTTAAGCCGTAAATCAGGCGGGATGTACCAAAAAGTGCTCGAGGAATTGCGTTCCGTTACTCCAAAAATGCGTCTTTTAGGCCTGACGGCCACGCCATACAGGCTCGATAGCGGGCGTTTGGACGAAGGGGAGGACGCGCTTTTTGAGAAAACGATCTACTCCTACGGCATCGTGGATGGCATCCGCGACGGATATCTATCTCCACTCATATCGAGGGCCATGGTGTCGGAAATCGATACCGCTGGCGTCAAAATGCAAAATGGTGACTTCGCCGCTGGCCAGCTTGAAGCAGCCGCGATGCGTGATGGGCGCGTCGACGCCGCCGTGGATGAAATTATAGCCTACGGGCACGATCGCAAATCGTGGCTGATTTTTTGTTCTGGCATCGCTCATGCGGACGCGGTGCGGGACGCCCTTTTTTCACGAGGGATCGAGGCTGCCACCATTACCGGGAAGACGCCAAGGGAGATAAGAAAAAAACAGTTGCGAGATTTCAAGGCGGGCCGCTTTCGCGCCCTTGTGAATGTGAACGTTCTTACCACGGGTTTTAACGTTCCGGGCCTGGACTTGATCGCCCTTCTCAGGCCAACGAAATCCCCAGGGCTTGCCATCCAGCAAATCGGCCGGGGCACACGTCTCGCGGAAGGCAAAGAAAATTGCCTCATTCTCGATTTTGCGCAAATATTAAAAACACACGGCCCGGTGGATCAAATAGCACCGCCGGACAGGCAAAATCAAAAAGGCAAGTCAAAGCCCGGCATGCCGGTACGGATATGCCCGGAATGCAATTTTGCTTGCGAGATTGCAGCCAAGTCTTGCCCGGAATGCGGTCATGAATTTCTTGTCCAAAAAAGAGAGTATTCCCATGACAAAAACGCAGATAAAGAGTCAGTTGTTCTGTCTACGCAAGCAAAATCAAAGTATCTTAAAGTAAAGAGTTGGAACATATCGATTCACAAAAAAGAAAACAAGCCGGATAGTCTTAAAATTACTTACAGAATAGGCCTTTTTCAATCGATAAGCGAGTTTCTTTGCTTCGATCATAGCCGTTATGCTTATCACAAAGCCGCGAAACGGTGGGGGGAACTGAACGATGGTGACCAAAACGGATGGCACCCCCAATCCGTTATTGACGCGCATGACATGGCACTAACGGTCCTTAAAATGCCAGCCGAAATATTGGTTAGGCAAAACGGACGTTATTTCGAGGTCATCGGATCGGAAGGAGGGGGGCATGGCGGCACAGCGTGAACACGTGGAGCGTCTATCCACGTTCACCCCAGCGTTTTGCGCCACGTGCAGGCGGCGCGCGGGTCCAGACGGGTATTCACCGCGCAAAAAATGGCCCCTTTGGAGTTGTCAAAATCCAGAATGCAAATCTATACTCAAGAGGCTGCACACAATGCCCGTTTTAGACTTCGACGACGCTGAGAAGAAGGCCCTCACCGCCTCCGCAAAGGCCATGTACTTGTTTATGGCCGAGAATAGCACGGAGGACATTTTCGAGCTTAGCAAGCCTCAGGCCCTTGAGCTGGCCAGCAGGATAATCGAGACTTTTGGCGCGTCGCTCCGAAAGGCGCTGGTAAAGCCGTAAAATTATAGGGGTGCCTTATGGGCCGGGTCACGAATTTGATTATCGAACGGCACAACGACCCGGAAACACAATGGAGGCAAATCAACAGGGCGAACGCGAAAAGGCTGGGTCATGCCGGGTTTACCGTGTTTCCGGCGCGGTCCAGCGATGCGGGGCCGGACAAAATATTACGCGCGAAATCCCCCCTCGCGCGAAAAATGGGTTCGTGCACGCAAACAGATATCGACGATTTGTGGCGGAAATTTCCCGATGCCGTCCCCGCGATCGAGCTCGGAAAGTGCGATTTTTTTGTCGTCGATCTTGACCGGCATGGCGGCCCGGACGGCGTTGCGGAATGGAAGAAGCTGGCCAGTCGACGCGGTCAGGTTCCCGTCACTTTTTGCGAGACGCCAACGGGCGGTTTCCACCTTTATTTCAGGCAACCCGATGGCCCATTGGGTAATCGCGAGGGCGCGCTGGCGGGACTTGGTATTAACGTTAGGGGCGTTGGAGGCTACGTCATCGCCCCAGGCTCCATCATGGCCGATGGGCGCTCATACGGCCCCTTAGACGCCTCGGAAATAGCCGCCGCCCCAGACGCCCCCCGGTGGTTACTCGATATGATTGGCGGGGGAAGGGCGGCCCCTGCTACTGTCGCGCCCCTCCCCCGTCCCGCCGGTTTGTCTGGCGATGCGCGATCTGTAGCGTGGGCCGACGCGGCATTCAACGGCGAAGTCGCTGCCGTTGCCCAAATGTCGAAAGGCGGGAGAAACAATCAGCTCAACACGTCGTCCTTTAGAATAGGGCAATTGATCGATGCCGGGGCCTTTACCGTTAGCGACGCCTTGGCGGCTTTATCTCAGGCGGCGCGCGATTGCGGCTTGTGGCGCGATGACGGTGCGTCTCAGTGCGTGACGACGATTAACAGCGGTCTTGCTTCGGGGCGCAGAAACCCACGGACGCCACCGGTATCGCTGACGTGCGGCTCGCCAGTGGCCGCTCCGACGGTTGCGCCTTCGGAGGATGCGGACCCCATTACGATCGGCGATATCGAGAATATCCTTGGTTTTCGATTTGACGGCGATCCGGCCGTTGCGCGGCGAACCGCCATTATCAAAAAAATTCTACCTCGAGAAGGGACCGGAATCCTTGGCGGGCAATCGAGGGCCGGAAAATCCTTCGTGGCCATCGACCTTGCCGTTGCCGTGGCGTCTGGCCAGCAATTTTTCGGGCGCGATGTCAGGACGCTGGTCGGCGTCGCATATCTCGCCGGCGAGGGCGGGTACGGTATTCAAGACCGGATAGACGCGGCAAAACTTTCCAGGGGTTTAGGGGGCACTCTGCCGATCGCTTGGACGGCGGACGTGGGCAACTTGCTCGACCCGAAAAACGCCGCCATCAAATGCGCCCGGTTGGCACAAATCAGCAAATCCTTTGAGGTCAAATTCGGCTTGCCCCTTGGCCTGATTATCATCGATACCGTCTCCGCGTCCTACGCGATGAAAAACGAAAATGACAATTCCGAAGTAGCCGCCGTGTGCCGCGCCATGGCTGATATGGGGGGCAGCTTGGATGCGTTTGTCCTGTCGGTCCACCATTACGGCAAAGACCCGTCCCAGGGATTGCGGGGCGGTAGCGGATGGCGGGGAAACGTCGATATGGTCTACGCCCTGATTGCCGAGCGAGACGAACAGGGCGTTTGCGTATCGAGGTCTCTTCACGTCGAGAAAAATCGCGAGGGTGAAGAGGGGCCTTTGGGGCGTTTTTCGCTTGCATGGTCGACACTGTCCACGGACGAAGACGGCGACCCCGTGGGGTCCATGTCGGTCATGCTGGAGCGGGTCCTTTCGAGGACCGGCCAGCCCGTGTCCATGCACGCGGAGGCCTTCGACGCGGCGGTTAGATTGTGCGGCACGGAATGCGCTTTCGAGCACGTCACGCCGGACGGGGAGTTAATCCCGGTTGTCCTTGTCGAGTCCGTCAGGAGGCGCTTTTACGGCAATTACCCAGCGGGTCAGGGCGACCCAAAAAAGCGGCTGGATACCCTCAAAAAAGAGTTCCAGGCTTGCCTGTCCGGCTACCTTTCCAAGGCGAAAACGTCCACTGGATTTACCCGCGACTCTCAGGAATATATCCCCCTAAATTGAGGTGCGGGGGGTGCGGTCGGGGTGCGGCGTACTTATCAAAATTTTTTCCTTGACTTTACCAAACGATCAGGTATGCTAGAGCAACTTGAGATTGCACTAGCTAACCTGATCGCTT